CCAGACCGATAAGTTTTTACCAAAGTGTCTGTTGGAAAACCAGATACAAAGTTTGGAGCTCCTCCTCCATTACCCAAAGCTGGTGCAAACACCTTAGTCCCATCAGTAGGCACTTTCATCGGGCCACGGCGAATGGCGATGTAGATGTAGGGAATGGACATGCCATTTACATCTGGACTGGTTGACGTAATTTGAAAACCTGTTGCTGTGGGGCTGACATATTCAACCCTTGTTTCCGCATCAGATGAATTGGCTTTTAAAGTTGCATCCGAGCTTCCAACAGGCATTCCGCGCATATTGTCTATTAGCAGCCAATTACTTGCAGTCCCCGCTCCCTTTACCATCAACCACTGCGGCTCGTAACCTAACGTAACTATTGGGCCGGTTGCAGAGTTATTACCCGTATAACTCCCACAACTAATCACATTATCTGTACCAGTGGCTCCAAAGCCTCCTGCGTTGTGAGCAAATAGGTAGGCTACGTATGTGCCGCCTGAAGCATTGGTGTTTGGGGATGTTCCCACACTAAACACACTGGATGTTGGTGTTGTGCTGTTCCATCTATTTGCGCCTGTAGCTACTGAATCAGTAGTGTTTAAGACTAAGTATTCTGTATTAGCTAGACTACGATGATAACTTTGCCAATCTGCTGATGTGTCCGTGCGTTTGACAATGATGCAGCCCGGCACAACACCAAGACTATGTGCAATTGTCGTTGCAGAACCCGTTCCCGTATACGTCACCACATCAAAGAACTTGGGCTGCTTGCGGAATGTCCATGAGGCGTATGTGTGAGTAGGCCAATTTACAATTCCTACAGAAGTGTCTGCACCCAATGAAAATCCATTGGAATTAAAAGAAGAAAGTGTATTTATGTAGCTTGCTTCGGTAGACGGGGCATCACCAGTAAGAAATTTACCTGCGCCTCTATTAGTATCAAAAAGCGCATGGTTTGACGCAAATACTGGTTGTGTTCTGGCTTTAATCCACGTAAGCCCACCCTTGCCAGCCAAGTCAATGCCGTTGGTAATGGTCTGTGTAGCGCCGTTGCCTGTGTACAGATACGTGCTGAACACGTCTTCAATGTAGTTTGGCTGAGTAGAATTACCAGCAGCTTCTAATAAATTCTTAGCTAACATATTTAAGCATACTTTCCAACGTGAGCACCATACAAGGTACTATTAACTTTCCAGAACACCAACACGTTAGCTGAGTTGAGCGTAGGAGCTACGTTACCCGTAGGGCCAACCCAAGTCATTGTTGGATATGTAATTGTGTAACTACTACCGTTAGTCAACATAACAACAACACTCTGACCTGCACTTATAGAGTCGGTGAATGTTACAGCACCAGCAGCAGCACAGGTCTTAACAGTACCAGCAGCAACACTCAAGGCAATAGAGCCTGAAGTAGCCAGTGCATGCACAGTTTCTGTGTAGCCTGTAAAGGTCTTGTTAGTCAAAGTTTCAGTACCTGCCAATGTAGCGAAACTACCGGCAGTTAATGTAGCTTGTGTCCATGCAGAGCCTGACCATACCCACAATGTACTGCTAGTGGAGTTCCAATACAGAGCACCTGTCAACAGAGCATTACCATCATTGTCCACTGTAGGAGCAGATGCTTTAGGGCCTAAGTAACGATCATCAAAGCTATCGTAGCTAGCTGCGGCACTAGAGGCACTGGCAGAAGCAGCAGAGGCACTGCCAGAAGCTGCACTAGCTGAGTTAGCAGCGTTAGTCTCTGATGTTGCAGCAGCAGAGGCGCTAGCAGCAGCAGAAGTAGCACTACCTAAGATACCATCAACATATACTTTAGTTGTCAGGTCACTGTTAGCACTAGGGGTAGCTGTAGAAGTTACCTTGTTAGCACCCATGACAATGTTACCTGTCATTGTTCCACCAGCTAAGGGTAGATTCAATGCGGTAGCTGTATCAACATAAGTCTTAGTGGTCGCATCTGTACCCGCTGTTGGAGTACCTAAGCCTGTAATCTTGCTAGAGCCCATAGCGATAGCACCAGACATAGTACCACCAGCTAAGGGAAGCTTAGTAGCGATAGATGCTGTGAGTGTGGCTGACAGATTAGGATCATTACCTAAAGCTGTAGCAATCTCATTAAGAGTATCTAATGTTGAAGGAGCAGATGCAATAAGGTTACTAATAGATGTATCGACATAACCCTTAGTGGCTGCATCGCCAGTATTAGTGGGTGCTGTAAGGTTAGTAATCGTTGCAGAAGTGCCAGCATTCATGTTCAATCCACCGTTAATGGTGACATCATTGAATGAGGAAGTACCTGTAGAAGCTGTTACGTTACCTGTTAAGTTACCTGTGACATCACCTGTAACTGCACCTGTGTGAGTACCTGTAGTGTTACCTGTCACAGCGCCTGTAAGAGCACCAACAAAGTTAGTAGTTGCTGTAACTACAGTACCTGTGATTGCCTGAGCTGTTGTGGCACCAATAGGTGTATTGTTGATAGTACCGCCTGTCTGAGCAACACCAGCAACTGTACCACCAGTGACTGCCACAGCGGAGGCTTCTTGATTACCTAATGAACCTACCAGCTTAACAACAGTAGAACTATTGTCTTTGGTATACAGTTTCTTATCTGTTACGTTAACAGCTAATTCACCTTTAACAAGATCACCTGCCGAAGGAGAAGCAGAAGCTGTGCTACTATTCTTTGTTACGATTGTGGTCATTTAAGCTACCTTTGGAGAGTTATACCATTGTTGTAAAGGAGTCACAACATCTCGGGGTGTTTGTGGCATGTAAGCATTGTAATACTGCTGCAACTGATTGTAATACTCAGGTGTATAAGCAGCTTGTTGCTGTGTAGGATTAACAGCAGAAGTAGCGGCACCTTGTGTGCTTGTACCTGCTCCGCTAATGGCAGCGCCTGCGCCTAAAAGACCTGTTAAAGATACACCAGCTTTAACTAAGTTAGCTATCTGAGCTGCTGTAAGTCCTGAGCCAGCAGTAGCGGCAGTAGTGCCTGTGGTAGCGGCAGTAGTGCCTGCTAAGTCAGCAGCAGTAGTTCCACCAGCAGCTACGTTCTGTGCAACAGCAGCATTAGATAAACCTTGACCTTGTAACTGAGCAACGTCAGCAGCGGCAAAGTCAGCAGCAGAGCCTGTCTGTGACATCAAGCCAGTATTACTACTCAGGTTATTCAACTGCTGTGTCATTGTAGTAACATCAAGGCCATTAGCAGCCATAGATGCAGCCAAATCAGCAGCAGATTGTGAACCATAGGCTGCTAAGTTCTGACTAATGGCAGCTTCAGATAAGCCATCAGCAGCCATACGAGCAGCATCTTCAGCTAATAAACTAGCGTCTGTAAGGGCAGAAGCTCCACCGAAAGCACCTGAGCTATACAAGCCACCAATAACAGCAGGAGCAATAGTTTTGAATGCTTGGCTTTCTGTGATGTCTTGGACGCCTGATAACAAACCGCCGGGAAGCCCACTGAGTGTGTCACTCCAGCTTGTAGTTTGATAAGGGATAAACGTACCTTGGGTGTCGTAGTAACCACCTTTATTAGTACCGTTGTATATGTTCTGAAGTTCACCAGTAACAGGGTTATAGCTGGCTTGCATGCCATTACCTAAATCCTTCATTACAGGGGCTAAAGTGCTTTGAATCTCTTGAGCAGTACGTCCTGTCTCACCTGAGCTAGCCATAGCATTCAGATACTCTTGATTAGTAGCTAAGTCTGTACGGACGCTAGATGGCGCTGCAACGTTTGCACCAGCAATATTAGTCGTTACAGAAGGGGCTGAACCTGTATAACCTTGGCTCTGCATCCATGCAATATCCGATGGAGATACACCAGCAGACTGGAGTTCATCGGCAGTAATACCAGCTTTGTTTAATGCCTTAATCTTAGCTGTAGCATCTTTGTCTGCCCAAGCAGGATCAGCAGTGAGTTTCTCAACTGCGGTTGGGGCATCTTCAACCCAAGAATAGCCGTCACCAGCTTCTACATAACGTCCAGACATATTAGTTTAACCTTTATTACGATAGAGTTCAAATGTATTTAATACACTCATTACTGATCCAGCTTCAGACAAGGCACGAACCTCATCACCTTCTTCTAAGACGATGTAAGAACCATCTAGTTTAACAAACTGTGTGGGACTCAATACATAGTGATAAATAACAGACATTTCTGTGTTAGTACTAGCGTCATACCACAAGATATCAATATACTTGTTATTACCTGTGTTGTTCACAGCGTAAGCAAGGCTCCACTGAGCATAGTAGCCTACTGGAACTTTAAAGACGGTAGCCTTAACTGCCTGTGTTAATACTGTCCCTACTGATACTGGTCTCATCTTGTTTTACCTTCTTATTAGGTTTTAATACAGGGTTAATAGGATTCTCAATAACTTCTGTGTACTCTGGGTGAGTACGCATAGTCTTGATGTCATGCTCAAAGGTAAACTCGAATACGTTACCTGAGTTGTTACATTTAAATTTAGCCATTGTTAATATACCTTTCTTATGTGCTCATTAAGAACACATGAAAAAGGCTCCTACCTTTAAGAGCTTACGCCCGGAGAGTAGGAACCTTAAATCACTTAAGCCGGAACAGCCAGAGCAACAGCAGCGTAGTCACGCAACTCATCGCAACCGAACAGAACGTCAGCAGTGAACAAGTTAGCAAGCCATTCTTGTTTGTACTGAGTCTGAGTGCGAACACCCATTTGCTCAACCAACACAGCGAACTCTTTATGAGCCAGCAAGCAGATGCGATCACCGTCAGTAGCAGCGTCAGCGTTGGTAGTCACGAACACGGGGATACCGTAGACGTTACCAACTTCACCGTTACGGATGGTGTTAGAAGCACCAGACTCACCCACGAAGGCTTGTTCGGTGAAACGAGCAATACCCATCAAGGTGTTACGAGTGGAAGGAGGAACCAACAGGAAACGACCGTCCATAGGAACGTCATTGTCATCCAGACGCTGAATGGTGCGGCGGATAGCAGCATCAGTCAAAGCACCAGCAGTACCGGTGTAGGCGGTTGTACCGTCAGCACCAGAGTAAGCACCAGTGTAGCCAGCAGTACCATCACCACCGTTGGCCTTACGACCCAGTTGGATGATAGTAGAGTCAACCTTTTTACCCAAGGCGTAACCAGCGTCATCAGTATAGAACTGACGCAGCGAAGTCAATGCTTGAGCTTCCACGATGTCTTCGATCAGACGGCTGTATTCCCAATGTTGGTTAATAGAGACAGTCTTCTCACCTTCGGTAGCAGCGATCAGGGTAACCTGAGTCGAAGCAGCCTTAGCAGAAGCGTCACCACGGCTAGGAGCTGGAATGTGAACGGTGTCACCTTTCTTGCCCTTGAAGCTCATCTTTTTCACGAGGTTGGCCGCAACCAAGCTCTTTTTGTAAGCAGCGATAATCTCATCAGACCAAACTTCAGGAATGAAGGTTGCTGCGGTTGTCACTGTCACGTTATTTGTACCTAAAGCCATTTTAAATTCTCCTAAGAATTAAATTAATAAATAAATTACTTAACTCTGCCCTCAGCGTATGCGCTCATAATTTCTGGTTGTAGAGCTTCATAACGATTAGGGTCAGTCATACGTAGCCGTATAAGGTCGGCACGACGATATACTTTCTTTGATGATTCACCAGTTCCACCAACGTCAACACTCACTGCCTTTAGGTTCTGTTTGCGTACAGAGTTGCCTGCTTCAGTTGTTTGTGTTGTCTTAGAGGTACGAATCTGTTTGAATGTAGTAATCAATTCATCTGCTGCTGTGTAGTCATAATTGGCATCTGCCATTGCGTACATATTAAGACGTAATGGAGAACCTTTTACCCACTCAATGAACTCACCATCACGAACAACATCGGCAAAATCAGGATGCTTCTTGTTGAGCATTGTCTGTGTTTGCATCTGTTTGAACTGTTGTGTTGCCTGTTTAGCAGCTAACACATCTGGATGGCTAGCAACAGCGTTCTGAATTGCTAACTTGGGGTCTTCAAAGAAGTCAATCTCGGTTTCTTCTTTGGAAGGCGCATGTGTTGTATTCTGAGAGAGTTTTTGTTTCAGGAGTTCGTCTGCCATCCTACGTACTTCACCAACCTCTTGTGCTTGCCGCCCAATGAGCTTTTCAGCCTCTTGGTGCATACGCACGATGTCTCCAAGATTCTTTCCCTTGTACTTCTCGGGAATCTCAGAAGCTACGTTTGTAGTTCCTTGCTCAAGTGTTTGGTTAACTTGTTCAGTTTTGAAGTCTTCAGCGTCAATCTCACTGCCTAGATTCATGTCCTCATTTTCAATTAATGCCATACCTAACCTTTCCTTGCTCCGTAGAGTTCTAAGGATTAAATTTAAAATAGATTCAGAGTTATGTCTTTATTACAAGACGTTCCGTTTCTGCTCTTGTTTGAGCTTTTCAGCTCGTACCTTTGTCCACCTATCATAAGCATCGGGGAAGGCTCCTGAGAACCCTTCTAGCTTAATCTGAGGTGTCGCCAAGGCTTTGATAGCTACCTTACTACACACAGGGCAAATAATGCTCTGTTCGCTATCATCCCTAAACGCTTCAGTTACGTGTCCATCGTCACATAGAAAGTCATTCAGAATCTTCATTCTCTAACTCCCCATAAACTTGTTCACATGTAACCTTGCGATTTAAAATCAAGTCTAATATGTCAAGTTGGCCTTTACGGAAGAATAAGTCTTGTGTGTCCGTGACCAATGATAAATTATTTAAACTATCTTTTAACTTGTTTAAGTCCTCAGTCAAATCAAGCCACCCTTGGGTAGCCATCATATTGAATGATTCCTCATAATACTGTTGCAAAATAGGAGCCATATAGGTTATTCCTTTAAGTTGTTAATGATGACTAATAGTATACCATAGATTTACTATTTTGTCAATCATTAACTATGTTTAATTACTATTTTGTTGCTTTCGAGGCCATTTGCAAGGCTGCGATACGCTCATTACTGTTAATATCTTCCTGTTTAAGCATCAATTCTGTCATCTTGACGCGACGAGCGAAGTCTTTAGACTCGTTATCTTCATCTAAGTTGGTAGATAGTGCAGAAACAATCTTAGCTTGAGCCAATTGAGGAGCAACTTGAGCTTCAACCATTGATTTCTGAGCATCAGCGGTAGATTTCTGGGCTTTAGCTTGTAAATCAGCGATCTGAGCCTGTAACAACTCCATTTGCATCTGCTGTTGTTGCATCTGCATCTGTTGTGCTTGTGGATCAGGTTGACTCATCTTGTCCAAGGTAGCAATTAACTCACCACGGTTGGTCAAGGAGCTATTCTGGAGGATACCTTTGAGAATCAGAGGCAATACAGGAGTATTTGGCCCTAATGTCTGGAGTAAACCAATCAGTTGCTGTTGTTCAAACTCTCGTGCCAAGATACCCAGAGTAGCTGTAGGAATGAAGTTCATATCCACAGAAGGGTAACGCTCACTATCAAACTGCATGTACCGATAAGCAGCTTTATAGATGAAAGGCATCATGAAGTCTTCTTGGAAGTTAGTAAGAGTACGTTTGTACTTCTTAATAATTCCTGCCATTGCCATCGACATACCACCAGCGGTAGCATCACGAGGAACGTTAGAGGGCATGCCTGCACTGTCAACAGTACCTGTAGCTTGTAACAACATACGCTCAAAGTTCTGAGCTGCTGCTGCTGCATTGCCGTCTGTCTGTCCGAACTTGAAGGGATACAGGATTTCACTTGGTGAGCCGTTAGTCAGGATAGCCTTACCGGGCTTAATCTCGAACTTAGCGCCTCGTGGGAGCCTTGTAGCGTCCATGGCGATCATAGGAGCTGTTGTGAGGGCTAAGGAATCCATATGAGCACGTAGCTGACCATCAATGGCCTTCTGCATGTTGTATGCCTTCTCTACCGTACCACGACCCCAGAAGCGTCCGGGCACTATATCGTCTTGATAGGCGATAACAGGGCGATCCTTCATCATGTAGGGGTTGATCTCAGCCTTGAGCAAGATACCATCGTTAGCGATAACCACAATGGCTTCCACCATGTTGCAATAGTCATCAGCTTGGGAGCCTTCAGGGAAAATCTCTACGTAGTCTTCATCTTCCATTTCGGAGATATACTCACGAGGAACCAAACCATAGTAGGTAACCAGCTTAACCTTATCATCTTGATATTGGGTAATATCTTGAGTAGGCTCTAAAGAGGAGTCGTCGTAAGAAGAACCAATGTCAACCTTCTTGTAGATACCTGATTCAATACCTTCAACAACCTTGTGTAGAGATACATACTTCTCAATGGCAACACCCATGGCATCGTCAATGGAGTCAGCATTAGGATCAATCAGGAAGTTCTTAGGGTTAACAGGTTTGATCTTAACCGAGATACGTTCAGTCTCTGATACACCAATAGCTGCTGCATTGGCAATACCGGGGATAGCCTGTGTCGAAGGAGCATACTGCTTTTCTGACTTAACAATGATCTCACCGATACCTGTACCATAGATTTCAGCCATCAGCTCAATCTGGTCAATAGATTTCTTAATCTTGTCCCGCTTGAAATCTTCCATCAACTGAGCTTTGAGAGCCTCTACGTCAAGGCTAGAGCCATTAACGTCCTTGATGTCATCCTCAATGTCAAAGAATTCACCTTGACCGAAGATAGCCTCAATGATCTCAGCGTGTCGAGTCTCAACTGCTTGCTGTGTAGCAGGAGAGATGATACGACTACGTTCACTCTCACGAGTCTTATCTTGAGGGTCCCAGATGCCACGGAAGATACGCTCATATTCGAGCCACAAGTCCATGTGGTTAGCATCCCGGTAATCTCGCCATCGTGTAATGTGCTCTGAGACCCAAGAGGTAAGTTCTTTCTCACTCTCTGTGGGTTCCTCAAAAGCACTATCTTTAAACTGTTCTTCAGCCATTATTTTCCTTTAGTAGCCTGCGATTAAATCTAAGACTTCGTAGTCATCGTCTTCATAATCTTGGTTGTAATTAGCTATAGCCATTTGATCCACGTAACTCAAAGCATCCATCAAGTCATCATGTACGCCAACAGTGGGGAACATAACCATCTGATCTCTGAACTCACTCCAGTCTTCCTTGGGGTTAAAGGAGACTCTACCGTGCTCCATACGCCCTTGAAGTGACCATACAACCCTGTCTGTCTTCTTCTTGTTACCGTGAGTTAAATCTTGAATATGTGAATAGATATTATTCTTACGCATCAGATCTGTTAGATAAGGCAATACAGCGTTCTTTAACGCTCCACGCTCAATGCCTACAGCAATAGGTTTATAGTCCCTGATACTCTTTAGGATGTGTACACAGGTCTCTCTAATGTCCCAACGTCCATGAACAATCTTATCTACCCACCAGCTACCATTATCTTCAATCTTGACGATAGCGATAGCTGATTCATCTAGGCGCTTCTTAGAAGCACTAGCATTCTTAGCTACATCCTCAAAGCCTGCCAAGTCAATAGCTATTACATAACTACCGTACTTAGGCTCTGGGGCTTCCTTGAACCATTCCTCTTTAAAGATATTAGCGCCTGCTGTATCAAAGCTGGATAGATACTCCTGCTTGAAAGCAAATGAACTCAAGGTTCTCTTAGCAGCCTCAATCTCTTTAGGGTCAATGGTTTCATTGTCAGCGGTTGTCTTGTGCCATGACTTCCAGTCCTCATCTTGGTTATCCTGACCTAGCTTATAGACGTCATAGAACCAGTTACGACCGGAAGGTGTAGAGATGAATAAGGCTCTACCCTTTTTGTCAGACAAAGATGCTCGAATGATCTTCTGCCATACATCTTCTTTAATGAAGGCACATTCGTCCATGACTACGTAGGTCAACGACACACCCCGCAGGGAGTCAGGATTGTCAGCACCACGCACTAGAATCTTCTTACCGTTGATAAGGGTAATCTCTAAGTTATTGATGTGGGATGACTTGATAACAGGCCGTCCAAGCTCATGTAACAAGTCCCAAATAATTGTCCGGGCCTGCCCAAGTGTAGGAGCGATATACATTACTGCTGAACCATCGGTACAGTTCAAACCCTCAATGAGGAGTGTGATAGCAGACAAACGGGACTTACCACAGCGACGACCAGCAGCTACGACTTTGAAGCGGGTAGTGTCTTTAAAGACCTCTTGTTGCCAGTTGAGGAGGGCAAACGACATATCAACTGCTGACATATTCAAACTCCTTCTTCTTTGTTTGTTTTAACTTTCCTTTGCAACACTTCACAATATGAGAAGGATCACATCCTGTGCTTAACGCAGCTTCTGTTAAAGAAAGATAAACAATATTTGTTGTCTTACAACGTATTTGTTTCCAAGTTGAAGGAACTTGAATGCCTGTCCTTGCTTTAGACAGATTAGCTTTATGCTGTTCTGTTTTCTTTTTTCCTTTTAACAACTCAGAAAAGAAAGCACTTCGTTTTTCTTTTTGTTCTTTTGGTAAACTTTCCCACCGTTTTATGTGAGCAGATGACATTCTTTTACGTGTCTCTAATGAAAGTTTTCGTCCTTCTGTTTCTTTGCCAATACTTTTTTGGATGTTTGTTAAACAATGTCCAGTAGCTTCTAAGCATTCAATTAAAAACTTTTCATGTTCCAAAGCTTCTTTTTCTGTTGGCCATTCAGCAAGGATTTTAGCAACAAAACCACCATGTTTATTTACTTTACGCTGCCACCAACGATTTCTATTTAAAGATGAAAAAGCTCGATTACCTTTTCCTTTACCAATATAGTAAAGCTGGTCTGTATCCACAGTAAAATGAGCGTATGTGTAATACTTCATCCCTTAGGCTCCACGTCAGAAATGTCAAAAATAGTTTCACCAGTAGTCACACTAGGAGACGTCAGCCCGGTAATGTTGATACTAATCTGAGGTGTACCACCACCTTGTTTAGCTGTCTCAAAGGCAGACAAAGGCACGATACGATCGACAATCAGCTTCCATGCTGCTGCTTGGTTCTTATGTTCATTGTCCAAAGCTGCATCGTAAATGGCTTCTAGTACACGTCCACTCTTAGGTGAATTAAGCATACGCATCTTGTATTCGTTAATGATGGCTGCTTCACCCTTAGGTCTACCGACAGACCTACTTTCTTTAATCTCTTTGATCTCAGACTTCTTTGGTCGTCCAGCACCCCGTTTAGAGGTAGACAACCCATTAGTTGATTCTTCGTCCATTTGTCTTTGTCCTTTCATTAGTAGGGAGACAAAACATACATTTGTTTATCGACAACCTTAGTTGCTTAAAGTACTTTAAAGTTCTTACACGTTAGGAACGTTTAAGTTATATATTATAAGTAATAATTATAAGTTACTTATAGTATGTTACTTATAACATTTACATTAGCATTTAACATATACATTCGTTGTCTCCAACTGTACAGATTCCATCAAAGCACTTAAGAGTCCATCACCTTCTTAGTTACTTTAATTTCCTATATAGAATATTATATCACGGAAAAGCTGATTTGTCAAGCTTTGTTACAATTATTTACAACTTTATTTACTATATCTTGTTTATGGACTACGTATAAGGATTGTCGTTTAACCTTGGTTAGGATTACATTTCAGTCCTCTAGAGTACTACTTGTCATTTATTACATTTTCTCATACCTATCAAGTACTTAGGTGCCTCTTTATTAGGCACTAATCTACACTCCTTTACAGGAGTTATGTCCCCAATTAATTCCTTTATTATTCCTTTTTGTGAACTTTAGAGGCTCCTGCAATAGTTATAACATTGTAGTAACCCTCCCCCCGGTCACTTTGTAGTCAATGCAGTCACTAAGTAGACTCGTCAGTCACTATCTAAACACTACAGGTAGTGTCTGAACTAGGGAGGGTACACTATAGGTAGTGTGTCTCCAGTGTGACTGTGAAGGGCGATGTAGGTGCTTATACGTACTACTACGTACTCCAAAGTTATCCACAGGTTGTGCACAAAGACCTAAGTTATCCACTGCTAAGCAACTACTATGCCATATTTATGCACAGGTTTAAGTCTTATATAAGACCCTACAATGTGGACAACTACCACTACCAGTGTGGATAACTATTGTCAAGGGTTTAGCTGCTACTTGTCGTGTCGTGGCCTTGTCGGGCCTGCTACGTCCTTAAGTGTAACAGTTTGTAACAGTCAACAATAAACAGTTGACAAGGGCAAAACAGTGCTACAATTCATCCATGCCAAGCAATAACGCAAGGCTACATAAGGTAAATACCATGACACAAGCCAAGTTTATAGAGTTATGCGAATCTCTCTCAATCGCGCCTAGCATTGCTTTAGAGTCTGATGCACTTTGCGAAGCCTTGCAAAGCCGTGACGATGACACCGTTGTACGTATCTTAAATGAGGAATTCTAATCATGCACCGTCACAATTACACACCAGCGCAAGCGCCTAAGCCATCCAAGGCAATCGAAGCTCTCATTGTAGTGGCTACCCTGTTAGTATTTGCCCTTTGGGGTGCTATGCTTGCTTACTACGGTTGATAGTCTACCCTGATGGGTTCTAGTGTGTTAGAATCCATTGGAGTGCATTGTCAGCAAGCATGTCGCTTGCGTTGCACTATTACAGGCCTCAGCCTACTAAGAAGGTAAACCATGAAAATCTCAATTGACTCACTCTCGCAGTTCTCCGACCAGTTCCGCATGGCTGGACGTATCACTCAATTCTCATATGAAGCATTGTCCCTGCTTTATGATTATTTGGAGGAATGTGATCCCGATTATGAGCTTGATGTCATCGCGCTATGCTGCGAGTTCATTGAACAAGATTGGGATGATGTTGCATCGAGCTATAATATCGACCTGACTGGATTTGATAACGATGATGATGAAGGCAAAAAACAAGCTGTGTTTAATTACTTGAATGCCAACATGTCAGTGGTCGGTGAGACCAATAGCGGCTTCATCTTCGCTCAATTCTAATCAAGGGATACACCATGCAAGCCTTATACGTATCAGGGCGATACAGTGCCCACAATCACCCAATAGCTGGGTTAATAGTTCAATCATCACGTAAGTCAGGAGGGGTTAGATTAAAGCCTGACCATCCTCAATATAATGATTATGTTGATGCCTTTATTACCGCTATTGACAATGCTGAATCAGAGGCATTATGTCGTGCCCTATTAAACTAATCAGGGGATTAACCATGTATAAAGTTATCTTTGCAAGGTCAGGGATAGTTGCCTATTCAAACAGTGACAGGGGCCAATGTAAGTATTGGCTAGAATGTAATAACTTCGACCCTGACACTGGGGAATGTTTATGGTTGTTCAAGCTCGTTAAGACTTGAATTATTGCTGCTGGATAATTTAAACTAATTGAAAGGTATATTATGTCTGATGATAATGATAATAATAGCTATACTAAATATGTATTATTTAAGTATGAGATTAAAGGATTCACCTTTAATGGATGCGCTGAAATAGATAATGATGGTGAAGGGGATATTATCGCCTATGTCGTCAGCCTATACATGGAGGGGCTTATTAAAGACGTAAGGCGAGTCATTGACTATAACGTCATCATTGAAATTGAACATAGGTTAGAAGATGACTATAAATAAGTCATTGCTTATGTTTATGTTTATCTTTTGCGTTTATGTACTCATGACATGGTTAGATTCTTGATATGGCTATTGATGCCATCTGTTAAGGGCCCTACAAAGCCTTTAAAGGAACCTAGAAGCTCCTAAAACGATGTACCCTATACACTGGGTGCCTGATGTGTGATAACGGCCTCTATGGGGCTATAATTTAAGGTGATAAAAATGAGATGTATCTGTTGCGACACAATGTTAAGCCCATATGAGTCAACAAGGCGTCATGCCATGACCAATGAATTTATGGACATGTGCAAACGATGCATGCGGGACATGCCCAACATTCCTGTTAAAGATCGACGTGACCTAGTAAACAGTGACGATATCGACACAAGCGACACTGGGGATGATGAGGATATCAGTGCTGTTACATCTTGTTACACTTTAGAGCTTGACAGCGATGAAATGTGATGTATGATAGATATAAGAGTCTCTGATGTTAAGAACTATTAACAGATATTTATAATATATACTTATATAATGTTAGTATTAACTTTAATGTTATAGTCTCTTTAATGTTCTTTAACTATGGATATATTATGTCTGAATATTATGATGAGTTAGATAATGCTAACGATCAAGCGTTAGCGTATGAATGTTGGTATTGGTCAACGGTTCAGGACATGGCCGAATTACTTATTGCTAATGGTCGTGATAAGGTAATGGCTGATGTCACTGAAATTGTTATGTCTAAACTTAAACAGGGGTATATCCCCAATGTAGATGTCTAATGATTATGTTTATGTTTGTTTGTCTAATTACACTTATTAAGGTGGCGTTAAAATGAGTAGAATATATACCGAGATTAATGGTGTCGAGATCATTTGTATCTACACCGATCACATTGATGATGGTGTTATCATTGAACAGCTTTTGTGGTCTAATCCGTCTGGGACACCTCCAAAGGATGTCTTGGACTTGTTTATTGAGGATGATGCACTGATGGAACGCTTAGAGCAGGAGATCATGGGTCACATTAAGGTGGAACAGGATGAACTACTGATTGCTGAGTGGCTACACAATGAAGAAGTTAATGACTACCATGAAGAAATTTAATATGGATTATCCCGATCAAGATAACAACTGGCCTTTCCCGATTAAAGGTAAACGATCATGACCAATAAACAACCAGAAGCATTGCAATATGCTGATTTCCTTGATATTTGCAATACTAAACACGATAAAAAAGTATCCGCAGAACTACGCCGCTTGCATGAAGTAAATCAGATGCTGTTGCGGGTTCTTGACAAATTTGAGTACAGCAGTTG